TAAACGTTTCAGGACGGCACATCCAATTTTTTTAGTCTGCATGGTAGTGCGAATACCCATTTCAGATCTGCCGGAAGCAAAACCTTGTGACAAAACTTGCCCCTTTACACCTTTAGTCTGGGTCATTAGTATATTTTCATAACCCAAATCATTGTACAGGATGCTGGCAACTTGACCACCAATGTCATTGGTTTCAATCATTGCATAAGCATTGTTGTACAATTCACCTGCATTTTTAATTACAGTAGGATAAACAAACGGGCTTATGGTATTATTTTGGTAAGAAGCAACTATTTTATATGGAGACTGGCTACCTTCTACCACAATAAACGCAGAATGGTCTGCACCCTGACCCCTAGAAACGTCAGCCAACAGGAAATATATTCCATCTGGATGCGGCTCTTCAAAAATTTTAAGACCATCCTCCTGCGACCGAATCGGGTCGTTTGGAGCCAAAATGTTCAATTTTGAAGAAGAAATTAGAGTATTAGATGATCCTATAAACGAACACTCAAATTCTTGGTTAAACTGTTCCGCGCTAGTGTTGGCGATAGTTTCTTTTTTAAACTCTTCGCCTCTTAGAGGACCACCTGGATATTGGGGAACTTCTCGCCAGCTTACCTCAACTGGAACAAATTTATTTTTTAATGGATGACCAGCTTCACGATTGGCGTTGACCCAAATGTTATAATAGTGGTTTAATCCATGGGGAGTAGAAACTATGATAATCTTGGATGATGTACCAGATGAAATAGTCGGATAGGTCGATGCGTAAAACTCTTCTGCAATATTTTGAGGCAAGAATGCAAACTCGTCCAGCAAAAGAAAGTTAAATGAACCACCACGGATGGCAGAAGATGACGTTGCTGCACACATAACAGACGATCCATTTTCCAATTTCAACGAGGTTTTATTCCACTCCATTACGCCTTGTTGCAAATAATGTGGTAAATTTTCATAGGCAACTTGCAGACGATTGAACAGTTCTGTTGCCGTCTTTTGTTTATTTGCAAGGATGCCAACCTTAACGTCTGGTTGAAATGTTATGTAATGTGCAATGTATCCAATTACACAGCTAGACTTTCCGCTCTGACGAGGAAACTTAGAAATGACAAATCTATTTTCGTGAATGGCCTGAATAAAATTTTGTTGATAATCGTACGGTTTAAAGGGAGCCAAACCCTCATTGAGTGTGACAATTTTTACATGATTTTCTACAAAGTGCAAAGGATCTTTTGCACATTTAACATAATCAGCAAATTGTTCTTGCGTATAGGCAAGATTTACACCCGGTGCTTTAAGATTGGTATTTGTTCGGTAGCCGGTTTTCTCTGCCATTGACAACTTCACCTTCTATAATTTTGCTTTCTTTTTTCAAGAGAGCTTGTAAATCTTTAGTTGTTCCCACAAAGATAGAATTATTTGTTTGATTGTTTACGCTAACTTTGGTGGTTTGTGCATGCTTTGCAGAAATATCCATTAAGTTGACATTGATATCTGCAAGTGTTTTCAGAGTAGTTGCTAATACTTCGTATGCTCTGGGGCTATCAGACTCGCTAGCTACCTTTAAGATACCTTCTAAGCCCAGTGAGCCAGTTGCAATTAGACGCTTCAAGTTTTCTCTTGCAACGTCATAGTCTTCTTTAGCTGCGCTGTTGCCGACAGCTTCTATGTTTTGACTTTTTTCTGTATTGTTTTCAATATTAAAAAAAGTAGCGAGGTTTTTATTTACATCCATTTTATAAAGCTTCTACATCTATATCAAAATCTTCAATAAGGTTCACCGACTCTTCAGTTCCAGCAGGACCAAACATATAACCTTTGGCGATAAACCCAATGCTGGACATGTTTATTCTTCTATCGCCGAAGTCACCATCGTAGCGTTCATTTATATTTATGCCGTTCAACATAACTAGTGGAATGGACGTTTCATCTCTATTGGCTCCAAAGTTTATCTTAATAATAAATTCTGGATTAAAGTATGGAATAATTTGCTCAGCAATCTGCAATGTATCAGTTATGTGTCTTGTATAGATAAAAAGATTAAAACTGTAGTTAATTGGTGTCTCTACAATCATCTTCTTGCCTGTGAAACCAGAGACATCATAAATGTCAGTATTGACTTTATTTCTTCTCCGTGATGGGTCCACTGCCATTTGACTCATTGCGAAGCTCAATTGCGGCAGTCTAATACCGACTTTTGTGTCGGTACTGATCGATGACTCTTCTAACAATCTTCTTACAAACTTTTCTTTTGGAGCATACGTCAAAGGAACGCGAATCTTCTTACCAACACCGTCATCTGGGTGGTTTACATAAATGTTGTTAAACAACGTTCCAAAACCAACTACTACTTTTCTTGTGTATTCTCCATAATATGTGGTAAACATTAGTAGTTTCCTTGTGAGAACGGATCGGTCTGATCGAATGGAACGACATTGTCGGCAAAACGCTCTTGTTCAATGTCATCATTGTTGCCCTTGAGTGTCTTGGACGGACCAAACGCCATGTATCTGTTGTCATTGGCTGCAATGCTAAGAATCGTAGCTGTTGTTCCAGCAAAGTTACCGGCGGTATCTCCGGTTCCATATATTGAATATGCTGTGCTGAAAGTTCCGCCAAGAATATCCACAGTAAGAATGGATGCACTTGCACCCCAAGTCCAGATTTGACCCATCCCTCCACTGCCTCCGCTTTGTATAACATACTGGCCGGGATAGAAAGTACCGCCGCCAGTAAGGTTGGTAAGAGCAAAGTCGTAGAATGTGCGCGAAGAGTTGGTATAAATTTGATCTATGGCGGTGTTGCCTGTGCTCATTTTTTCCATGCTGTAACTGAACATCTCACATGTTAGGAAATAGCTATAACGCTTACCTAATGCATAAAATGGGTTTTCGTGCTCTACGAAATTGATTTCAAATAAACTTCCCGATAGAGGAAAGTAAATTAAATCGCCTTCGCGTGGTCTGGTTATAGAAGCAACGTTGGCTGTCACTTCTTCCTCAAACCGTCGCTTGGCCATTGTGATTTCTAGTTTATCTTTAACCTCAATGCCAAACTGATTGACTATGTCAGTGCCATTGAAGCCTTTGTAGGTGTCTACGTAGGCTTCAATAGTGTAAGAGTTTGTAAAATTTGTAGCAAGATCTTCGCCGAACAGTCTGTCTAGATTTACGTATTGTCTGGGAACATAGATAATGTCACGACCCGTACCCTTGATTATCTCAATGGTAACATCTTCAACTAAGTTTTGAGCTCCGGTGTCATCACCTAGATACGGGTTTATTGCCATGTTAGCCTATTTGCATGTCTGGGATGGGTTCGTACATCTTAGTTATACTGTCTTCTATTTCCTGTATTTCTCTCAGAGCGTCCTGCATAAGTGCCGGGGCATTCAATTGAGCACCACCTGGCAATGGTACATTTGCAAACTTCATTAAGTTTTGTGCCCACTGTTTTTTAAGCATTGCGATGTAATATCTTTTAAGAATTCGATCTTTCCAAATTTTAGGATATTGGTTAACGTCAATAGCCACATAAGTTTCCAACAGAATATAATTTCCCGCTTTAAGTCTGTCTTTGCCCATTTCTAAAAACAATCTTGCAGTTGCTTTTGAGAACGTGTAAGAGCAAGGATATGCAAATGTATATTCAATAGTTTGAATGTAGCTTCTGGCCATTTCATAGTTAGCCAATGCACCATATGGTGCCAGACCTTGGTTAAAGAAAATACCAAAAAAGTCTTGCATGGACAACTGATATCGCAAATCAAAAATGTAATCTCCGACTGTAGAACTAATTGGATAGACCTTACTGACTGTCATTATATCAGTGCCGTTCGGCCATCCACCAGTGGCTCCGAGAGCATCACCAATAGTATCTGTGTCAATATACTGTTTATCAATGTCAGATTGTTGGACTTTATACGAAAACAAAGCCCGGTGGGCAAAATCAAAATGTCTTTCCATTAAAAAATTTAAGCAATCTGTCAGGCGGTCGTCTGCTTGGGTTGCGCCTACGTTTACCGTAACAACAGGCTCGCCTAGGGCACCCTTGCAATATGCTATAAATTCTTGTTTATTTGTTGGTTCCATTTCAAAAATTATTTAGAGTTCTCACTCCGAGCAATTTTTGAAATTTTGTCAAATACTTCATATTCTGCTTGTGACGGATTGGGATTTGATACTTTGATTTGTTGCAATTTTAATATGTCGTAAACTTCAATTTGGCTTTTGCGACCTTTTTCGCTTACTTCTTTAGGCGAAGCGGGAGTATAATTTGAAAATCCAGGCATCTCCAATGGGCAAGTAAGTCTTGGATAGTCTAGCTTAGAGTAAACGTTGCCGTTTAATGTTAATTGAGTAAATGGAGTATCTCCACATCCACACGCTCCACAATGATGACTATCAAAATTTTTACTTTTTAATAAATGTGGGCACGGAGCTATTTCTTCGTTGCCAAAACAAGAAAGCCCTCTTAACTGTTTTCCTTGTGTGCTAACTTTATTGTTGGCAAACCCACGTGAAGCCAAAGACATAGCCAAAGATAAACATTTTTCTATAAAATTCATACAATGAATGTTACGTTGAATGAAAACGGACATGCTAAATCCTTAACCAGTTGTTGGTAAGAAGCAGAAAGCGCGGTGTCCGTTTCAATCAATATGCTTGCAGCACTGGTAGTGGTCACCGCTACAGTGTCCATAGCAAACATTGTCTTAATAAAATATTCAATGCCTTCCGGAGTTCCACGTATTCTACGATAATCTTTATCGTGACAAAGCATAAACCTTCTAAAGTTTTCAACTAACTCTGGGTATTCGTTCAAGTTTAGTTGTTGTGAAAATACATCATCGGCATATGGTTGCAAAAAGTCTGAATTGACAAGAGCAATATCCCGAAAATCTTCAAGATAAAATCCAAGCCCATACCCGTCCTCATAATCAAAAAGCCATCTATA